TGCACATGGTTGGACAGCAGGTAGCCGTTGAACTCTTCGCCCGGCGAGGTGTAGGCCTCGATGCGGTTCTGGATGCTCGCGCGGCGGTCGAAGAAGTCGCCGGTCGCGAACAGCGTTGCGCTCACCTTCGGGTCGGCCGGCGGGCGCGAGATGATGACGACGCCGCCGAGCGCGGTGTCGGTGTTCAGGGTCTGGATGACCGCGGCAATCTTCATGATCGACACGTCGCCCTGCGCGCGGTCCACGGCCGAGATGTCCTTGAAGACGGAATTGCTCGCGCCGTCTTCGATGACCTTGGAAGTCGGCGCGCCGCCGCCTTCGGGCACGTCGTCCATCACCTGCGTGGCAACGATCTTGATATCGGATTCGAGAATGGTCATGGTCAGACGGTGATGAGCCGCACGGTGGCGACATAGGGGTAGTGCTCGACGGGCAGCTCGGGCCGCGCGATGGGTTTGCCTTCGACCGGCAGGCCCGGCGCGAACTGCACGGTGAAGGTCCGGCCATCGGCCAGCACGAGCGCATGGGTGCCGGTGGCGTCCGAGTCGGCCAACGACTGCAAGGCCGCGAGCGCGCCGCGTTTGATCCATCCGGCCTCGACCTCGCCTTGCAAGGTGATGGGGCGCCCGGCCAGGCGCACGCCCGCATCGATCAACGCGGCGCCGGTCACCGAATACTCGAGACTCTTCTCGACGCGGCTCCAGCCGAACTCATCGGACCAGACCATGCCGCGTGGAACCGGCAGGCCGGCGAGCGTGTGGAAAGCAGGTGCGGCCATGTTTATTTGCCCGGACGGTTGGAAGAAGTGCCGGCCGCGGCGCCGAGCTTGGCGAGCAGGCCCTCGATGGCATCGGCGCCGGCGGCATCGGTGTTCACCGTGCCGTAGTCGCGGCCATTGAGGTTCAGATGCAGGTTCACCGTGCGGTTGGACTGCGGCACCGGGATGGCGGTCGGCGACTGGCCGTTGCCGAAGAAGGTTTCTTTCTCGGCCGCCTTGAGCAGCGCCATGCTCAGCGTGCCGCCGTCCGCGTACTTCTTCTGGCCCGGGTTGTTGAAGAACGGAATGTCGCCCTTGGCGTCGGCGAACTCCATCGCGATGGCGCGCGCCTTCTTCTCATCGCTGACGCCGGCGGCCTTCAGGAATGCGGCGACGCCGGTCAGGGTGCCCAGGTCGCTGCCGGCGTTCACGGTCTTGCCGTTCTTGTCGGTCGAGAACCCGCTCGCGTCGCGGCCGAGCCGCTTGTTCTCCAGCGCGTTCTCGCGCTCCTTCAGGGCATTGGCCTTCTCGCGCGTCTCGATGTCGCGCTCGCGGGCGCTGGTGACCTCGCGCAGCGCGCCAGCCAGGCCGAATGCCGATTGCATCGCGTCGTTCTGGGCGTCGCGCAGCTTGACCGTGGAGCGGCCTGCACCGTCGAGCACGACCTCGAAGCCGCGCATGGCGGCTTGTGCCTGCACCCAGCCAGGTGCCACACCGTTGCCAGCGGCAATCGCGGCCTCGGCGGCGCGCTTCCATGCCTCGCCCAACCCGATGGCCGTCGCCTGCCCGCTGTCACGAATGAGTTCGAAGTCGCGCAGCGCCGTCCGCGCCGCGACCTCGAGCGATGCCTTCGTTTCGATGCCGGCGCGTGAGAACGCCGCGGCGATCTCGAGGGCGGCCTGCTCTTGGGCCTTGCTGTTTTCCTTGGCAGAGCTGGCCGCCGCGAGATTCGCCTTCTTCAGTTCATCGAGCTTCTGAGCAGCGAGCTCAAGGTTGCCGGTCGCGATGGCCTGCGCATACTCGCCGCGCAGGCGCTCAACCGAGGCCCGGGCTTCCTCTGCCTTCACCCGCTGCGTTTCGGCGCCGCTGGCGGCCTTCTGGCCGGCTTCCTGCGCGTTGTCCCCGGCCGCCTTCATTTCGGCGGCCATGCTCGTGAAGGCCGCGGCGCTGCTGGCGGCCGCTGCGGTCGTTGTCTCGGCGCTGCCGGTCAGGCCCGCCCAGCCTGCGCGCGCCTGCTCCGCGCCTTCGGTCGCACGGTCGAAGGCTTCGCTGGCCTTCTCGCCGAACGCATCGGCCACGGCGCCTGTGGCCTCGGCCGACAGGCGGACCTCTTCGGCAGCGGCCTTGAACGCCGTCGAAAGATCGCCGAAGGTGATCTTCGCCAGGCCGCCGATGATGGCCGAAAGCCCTGATTGCACGGCGCTGACCACGTTCGCCATGCCCTCCGCGATCTTGAACATCGCCGCCAGGACAACATTCGAGCCGCCGGCCATGACGCCCCAGACTGCCTGCACGATGTTGCCCGTGGTCTGCGCTTTCTGCCCGAAGCTGTCGAGCAACACACCGATGCGTTCGGCGAAGGCCTGCGCCCGCTCTGTGACGGCGGCGAAATCGACGGTGCCGAGAAACTCGCGCACCCACTTCATGCCATTCTGGAACGCAGACGCAATGGCCGAGCCGAATCGCCCGATGGTGCCGTCTGCGACCGCTGCGCGCAGTGCACCCGCGAGCTGCTCGACGCCCTCCTTCAGCACCGGCAGAACCGGCGTGGTGAGTGCATTGGTCGCCGAATCCCAAGCCGTGCGCAAGCTCGCGAGCGCGCCGTTGAGATTGGCCTGCATGATGGCCGCCGTCGCCGCAGCGCTGCCGCCGGCATCCTCCAGCGACTTCTTCAACTCATCGAGCTTGCCGACACCCTGATTCAGCAGGGCACGCAATGCCGGGCCAGCCTCCTGCCCTACCGCAGCGATTGCACGCTGGCCCGCCGGCCCGGCGGCGGCCAGCTCGTGCAGTGCCTTCTCGAAATTGGTCGAGGTGATGCCGGCCGCGGCCAGTTCCGTGCGGAACTTGCTGGCCGGGTCGGAGAACTGGGCGAGGATGGCGTTGAGCGCGGTACCTGCGCGGCTCGCGTCGATGCCGGCGTCTGCGAACTTGCCGATGATCGCGACGGTGAACTCGAGCCCGAGGCCGAGCGTGTTCGCAAGCGGCGCGGCGTAGCTGAGCGCCTGCGCCAGGCCGGTCACGCTGGTGTTCGTCGCGTTGGCGCCCTTCGCGAGCACGTCGGCCACCCGCCCCGATTCGGTGAACGACAGACCCAGACCGTTGACGATCTTGGTCAGGTACTCCGCCGAACCCGCAAGCTCGATGTCGCCGGCGCGGGCGAGCTGCATGGCAGCGGGCAAGGTGGCAATGGCGTCCTTGACGCTGAGGCCGGCTTTCGCCAGGTTCTCGAGCGCGCCCGCGGCCTCCAGCTGGGTGAAGTTGAAGCGGGTGTCGGCCGCAGCATCGACGGCCGCCTTGCGCAGCAGGCGCATCTCCGCGGCGGTCGCGCCCGTGGCCGACTGCACGCGGCTGAGTGCCTGCTCGAGGTCGGCTCCGCCCTTGATCCATCCGGCGAAGGCCTGGATGCCGAAGTAGCCGGCCATCAGCGCGGCGAACGCGATCACGCGCTGCTGCAGCTTGTCGAACACCGAGGACGCATTGTCCTTGGCGTTGATGAGGATCTGAATCGGCTTGATGGCCACAGGGAGGGAGGGTCAGGTGAATGGGGCGATGGCGGCGCATGGAGCCTCTGTGCGAAGCCGCATGCGTCACCACGCCCCCGCGCCGATGGGCGGGGGCGGAAGTTCGGTCAGGCGACCGGGCGGCCTCCGACGTAGACCGCTTCGGCGTTGGCAGATTTGAGAACGTCAACGTCGAACTCGACCTTCACGAACTCGACTTCGTTCGACACGATGGGCAGATCGCCGGAAGGCGTGAGGCTGCAGCGCGGCATGTACCAATCCTTGTTGCTGCCGGCGGCGTTGTCGGCGACCACGCGGATGGCCGAAAGGAACGAGGTGTTGCCGCCGGTCTTCAGGCGCGTGTACGAACCCGCCACGGGCGTGTAGCCGAAGGCCACGTTGCCTGCATCGATTCCGCCGCCGGCAATGATCTGCACCGCGCCGGTTTCGGGATCGACGTTGAAGTCTTCGCCCGCAACATAGGGCGTGGTGCCGTCCTCGGTCTTGACGGTCACCGCGGTGACGTTGCGCACGCCGATGGGATTGGCCGCCGTCTGGCCGAGCTGGTAAATCTTGCCGGGCACCACAGCGCGGATTTCGCCCGTGACCGCCACGGCGGCTTGCACCACCACTTCGCTGGTCGCAGCGAGGAAGCGCTGATAGGTCGCCATGCTCATGTTGTTGCAGGTGATCTTTGCGGTGCGCTTGACCTTGCCCGTGAGCGTGCCGATGAGTTCGCTGGCCGCGCTCTCGGCCGAGAATTCTTCGGCCTTCTCGGAGTCGATGGTCAGGACGAAGGCCGGGCAGTTGCCCATTTCCTCTTCGCCCGTGAGTTCCTCGAGAGCGTTCATGATGTCCAGACGCAGGCGGCCACGGGGGGCCGAGAGTTCCGTTTTGGTGTGCACGATGGGCATGGGATGTCCTTTCAGGGTTGCCCGTCGAAGCGGGCAGAAGTGGAGAAAACGAGTTCAATGCCGACAAGGCCGTTGTCGGGAATAGGCGGCTTCACGCTCGCCAGGAGCAGGCGCTCCCAAGGGCGGCCCGCGATCTGCCCGGGCGTCCAACCCTGCATTGCACCGACGACGCGGGCGAATGCGTCATCGAGCCGCGCAGGCGCATCCGGGTCGCTGCGCTTCGCCATGAGGGTGATCGCCCAGTACGGCCGCACCAGCACGCCAGGCGCATCGCTGGCCGGCACGTTGCCGTCAACGAACAGCACCGAAGCGAACAGCTCCGCCTCCCGCCTGCCGCTGTCGGAGAACATGCCCTTCACGGTCCACGTCTCGGGCAGCTCCGCCCGCAGGCGGGCAACGATTGCAGGTTCAAGCGCAAGCATGGTCAGACGCTCCGCAGCACCAGGCGCACGAAGCCAAGGCCGTCCGCCTCTGCCGTTTCGACTTCATACGCCACGCCGTCAATCGAGATTGCGCTGTCGCGCTCGACCGCCCCAAGCGCCGAGGCAGGGCCCGTGCACTCGGGCGCCGCTGAGTCGGCTTCCCCACCGAAGGCGGCCGCGTAGGGCTTGTCGAAGATCACAGGCACATCGGCGCCGCCCACCACCGCGAGAGCGTTGGCGAGCCGGTGGAGCACCGCGCCGTTGGCGCGGCCTTCAAGGGCGGCGAAGGGCGTCGGCATCGCTTCAGGCGTTCAGATGCAGCCAGACGGTGGTAGCGCCCGCGCCTGCCGCCTTGGCGGCGTAGCCGGCCAGGGTGTTGCCGCTGGCGGTCGTGGTGAGCCGGTCGTTGGCATCGTCCCAGTACAGGAGCGCGCCTTGCGCCGGAGCGTCGGCCGCCAGCTTGGCGAGTTCGACCACGCCCTTGACCCGCAGGGCGCCGGTGCTGCCGGCAGCGATGTCGGCGACCGCGATCCCGACGCGAGCGCCGATCACCACCACGGCGCCGGACGCCACGGCCGCACCCGGCGTGTAGTCGAGGACGTGACCTTCTTGAACAAAATTCTTCATGACGTTTCCTTGAGGAAGTTGAGATGTGCTGTGCCGGCAGGGCCGCGAGGCCCTGCCATGGGCATCAGGCGCCGGCGTTCTTCGCGAGGGTGCGGAAGTCGAGCGGCGACACGCCGGCGTCGATACGCACCTTGAACTCGGTCCCATCGACGTTCCAACCCGCCTTCTGCTCGAGGTAAGGCTGGTCGTTGCCATCGAGGTAGCTCACTTCGATGGTGTCGGTGGCGTTCTGGTCGGCAGCGCCATACCAGGCGGTCGGCGAAGCGGCATCGAGACGCGCGTCCGAGATGACCTCGAAGGTGTCGCGCACCGAGTTGGGAACGGTGTTGTTCTTGCTGGCGGCACCAACCTCGAACTCGCTCGCCTTCACCACGTTGGCAACGCCGCGCAGCGCACGCGGCACGAGCAGGTACTTCAGGCCGATGTTCAGTGCCGACTTGCCTTGCTTCTGCACTGCCATCGCCGCGCCCATGGCATCGACGCTCGCGGTGCTGATCACGCTGCCGGCCATCAGGTTGGCATGGTCGGCATGGAACAGCGCCACGCCGTCGCTCATCACCGGGTTGCCGGTCAGCACCGCATAGACCAGATCGCCCACGGTGCGAATGGCGGCGCGACCCATCAGGCGTGGCACGCGGGTGAACGCATCCATGTCGTCATTGATGACGGCTTGGCGCGTGATGCTGAAGAGCTCACCGAAGGTTGCCAGCATGACGGTTTCGCCGCGCTCGCCGAGCGTCGCGTACTTGTACTCGGCGCCTTCCGCCACCTTGCGCAGGCTCGGGAACGCATTGAGGTCAACGCGCTTGCCGGGCTTGAAGTCGCCGAGCGACCCGGCACGGGTCCACAGCGGGAAGGTTTCGTCGGCCTCGGTATAGCCACGCAGCAGCGACTTGTTCGCCACGTTCGCGAGCAGGCCCGGGAAGTCGCTGGTGCTGTGCGTGAAGGCAGCGCCGATGAACTGCATCTTGTCCATGCCATCGGTCTTAAGGCCGGCGCGGGCCAGGCTGGAGCGAGCCAGCTCGGCGAGCGTGTAGCCACGGAACGGGTTCGCGCCCTCCGCCTTCTCCAGACCGGCACGAGCGAGCAGCGCCTGCGTGGCGGCGTTGCGTTGCTTGTCGGATTCGTCCTCGACGGTGGTCACATGGGCACCGGCCACAGGCGTTGCGCCGGTGGCGAGGTGCGCGAGCAGGCGCGCGCCAGCCGCTTCGACGGTCACGGCGTGATCGTCTTCGCAGGCACGCTGGATATCGGCGACGCCGGGCTGCGCCGCAAAGCGTGCGAAGCTCGCACGGATGCCGGAGCGGCGCGCCTGATCGGCGGCCAGCACTGCGGCGGCATCGGGAGCCACGACAGGTGCGGCGGGGGCAGCGGGAACGGCGGCGTTTCCGCCGCCGGCCGCAGCTGCGCCGGCAGCGCCGAGGGCGGCCAGCAGCACATGGGAACGGAATTTCATAGAGTCCTCTTCAGCGGAAAGAGCGGCAGGTGCCGCGGTGGTGCCCTCGGCCAGCAAAGCAGCCGGCAGAGAGCGGTAACGGTTGAGCGGGAGGTCGCGCGCGGCACTGGCGGCAACGGGCATCGGGTCGGTGACCGCATCGATGAACTTCGCGGCGAGCGCCTCGGCGGCCGTGTAGAAGTGGTCCTTGCCATCGGTCAGCAGGGCCAGCATCCCCGGCTGATCGCCGGTGCGCACCGCGTAGCTCGTGGACATTGCCGCAGCCCAGGTGTCGAGCTGGTCGGCCAGTTCGCGCAGCTCGGCGCTGTTGCCGGCGGCGTAGGTCCACGGCGCGTGGATCATGAGCATGGCGTTGTCGGCCATGTGCACCTTGTCGCCGGCCATGGCGATGAGGCTCGCAATCGAGAACGCCATGCCATCGACTTCCGTCGTGACGGTCGCCTTGTGGCGGCGAAGCGCGTTGAAGATGGCCAGGCCATCGGGCACGCTGCCGCCGATGCTGTTGATGCGGACGGTGATCTGATCGGCATCGACCGCCTGCAGTTCACGAACGAAGGAGGCGGCACTGACCGTTTCCTCCCACCAGCTTTCTCCGATGTCGCCGTAGATGTAGATCTCGGCTGCGGCTGCAACACCCAGCGCGGCTGCGGCGAGGGCTGTGCGGCGGCGAATTGCGTACCAGGTGTTTTGCGGCTTGGGCATGAACTGAGGGCCTCTGTGTTGAGGCCCTCAGTGTCAAAAAACCGGCGTCCGGTTTTTAGGGGAGAAACCGGATTATTTTCTGCGCCGGCCTTCTTCCCCTTCTTCCGGCTCGGGCTTGGCGCTGGCCGCGGCCACCACGTTGGCGGGCGTCGCCGCGTTGCTCGAGAACACCAGCGCACGCCTTGCCGCATCCCTGCGGAAGGCATCGACTTGCTCGATGACATCGTGCGGGTTGCCGCCCCGGCGGCGGATGACTTCGACCTCGCTCGCAAAGCCGGCTTGCACGAGCTTCTCCCACGCGTTGGCCTCTTTCATCGGGTCGATCCACGGCATGCTCTGACCGATGAAGAGGGCATCGTCTTCGGTGCCTGGCAGCACGTCGGCGGGGATCGGCACCACGCCACTCAGGTGGGCGACCTGCACGAACGTCTCCCACGACGGCTGCACGAACATGCCCACGAACTCATCGGCCAGGACTGCATAGTGGACCCACTGCTCGACCAGCTCCTGCCGCTGCGCGCTGTAGCTGCCGTCGTAGTCGCGGCTCACGCTCGAGTAGCTCGCGCCGATGCCGGCGCAGAACGCGCGCAGCTGCCCTGCGCGCCAGGCGATAAGGTTGGGGTTCGGCCTGTTGCTGTCGATCATCCCGACTTCTTCGCCCACCGTCAGCGAGTCGAGAATCATCCCGGGCTGCATCCGCAGATCACGAGGCAGCACGTTGCCCTCGGCATCGCGCGGCAGTTGCGGCGCGTTCTCCGGATTGAAGCCGTTCGTCTCGTTTCGCTTCACGTAAGCGGTCAACGAAGCCGCCACCTTGGCGGCGATGCGCTCGCTTTCTTCGTAGTCCTTGAGGTCTTCGCCGCGCGTGATGACACTGGCGAATTCCGAGACGCCCCGGCGCTGGTGCAGGCGGTCGATGGTGGCCGTGTGAAGCATGCGCTCGGCGGGAATGAATTTCAGCCCGCTCGCGTTCATGAAGGTCATACCCTCCCGCGGGTCGCCCTTGTAGACCCAATACCCGGTCGCTTCACCCCACGCGTTCGACTGGATACCTTGCCGGATGCCCTTGCTCGGGTCGTCATAGTCGAGAGGCACGAAGTCGGGTTCGAACAGCTCGAGCGAATACGGCACCCGCGTGCCGTGGTTGAGAAAGGGAATCGGGCCCACGAGCTGCTGCGCGAAGGCCTCACCGTCACGCAGCCAGGTGTAGGCCGTGAGGCGCTGCGCCAACGGCCAGCGGTAGCGGCCGGTGACTTCGGGCCGTCGCTGCCAATCGCGATGCGCTTCGCGCAGGAGGGCCGCATATTCGGTGTGGATGGAGCCGTCTGCGCGGCGAGGCTGCGGCTCCACGCCGATGCCCGTAGGGCCGACCACGTTGTTGACCAGCACGCGCAGAGCGCCACGGCTGATGTCGTGATTGCGCTCGAGATAGCGCGCGTGCGCACGCACGGCCGCGGCACCAGCGCCTACCAGTGTGTCGGGCGAGCTGTTGTCCATGCGCCGCATGCGCTGCTTGTTGGGCTTCGCGCCTTCGTAGTGCGCCAGTGCCCGGCGCGCCTGCGCGCGACGAAGCCCGGCCAACGGGTTCACGGCCCCAACGATGCGATCAACGATGTTCATGTTCAGCCTTGTTCGCGGTCGAAGCGCGCGATGGAGTAGGAGAGCCCGCCGAAAGTGGGTTGGCCGCCGCCGGTTTCGTTGGCAACGCGGCGCTCCCACTCAAAGCGCCCCTTGCGGATTTCCGCCAGGTCTTCATAGGCATGGATTCGCCCATTGAACTGAACGGTCTTGCCCGAGAGCACTGCGGCTTCGGCGGCCAGATAGGCGGCCAGCATGTCTGTTGCGATGGTCATGGCGATGAAGCTATTCGTTTGTGAGTCCGGTTTTTAGGGGCGATTCCGGATTTTTCGCAGGGGACGGGCGCGGCGGTCGCTGGCCGACAATCTCGTAGATGCGGGTTCGGCTCAGCCCGTGGCGCCGCATCAATTCATCGACGTTCGACCCGGTGAAGTCCCGGCGAATCGAGGCGTCGCGCACGGACCGATCCGGCGCCGGGATGTAGATGTCTTGGCCGCCGAGGCGCCGGCGCAGGCCGCGCACCAGCGCCGCTGCGAACACGCCGGCCATGCCTTCGTGCATGCCGATTTCTTCGCGCACGATGCTGGTGAAGTCGTGCTCCAACTGCACCGCGGCGTCTTCGGATTGCCCAGGTGTGAGCGAGGTAGGTTCAGTCAAAGGCGGTCACTCCATTCATCGGATGCAAACGAGCGCGGCGCGGGTGCTGACCGCGGCGCGGGTTTTGGTGGCGTTGGTGCCGGCGGGCGCGCAACAGGCGCCGCCGACTGGATCGGTGCCGGCTCGATGGCGGCCGGGATGCTGAAGAGGTCGCGCGCAGGTTGCACGGCCGCCTCGAGGTCGCTCCAGCGTTTGTCGGTGTGGTTGTGCAGCCCGAGGCCGAAGGCCGCGTGCAGCGCATAGTTGCGGTTGTCGAGCACTTCGTTGCGCGGCCTTCGCTTCACCCAGCGGTAGACCTCTTTGCCATGGACTTTCACGAGAATTCGTTGCTCGGCCGTGAGCTGCTCGAACCACTCTTTCGGCAGCTCTTGGCTGAAGTGCACATAGCCGGGCCCGGGCTTCTCGATGGCGAGCTGCCCGAGCAGCAAGTCTTTTGCCGAATCCACGCCCACATTCCACAGCTTGATGCCGTTCGGGATCTTCTTGCCGTTCCAGCGCACTTCCTGCGGGCTGCTCGGCCCGAGCACGGGCACGTTCTCTTCGCCGCGCCCTTTCACTGCGCGCAGCTTCGGGAGCAGGTGCTGCATCTTGCGCACCCAGTTGTAGACGGCCTGTGTCTGGTCGCTCGAGTCGATGGAGATGGCACTCAGGCCCATCGAGCCGCCGTGCCAGGCCTGCACATAGCGGCTCGACAGATAGGCCGCCACCGGCTCCCAATCATCTTCCGACGCGGGATTTCCTTGGATGACGTGATGCTCGACGTGCCACGACTCGAGGCCGCGGCCCCAGGCCCACACGTCGATTTCCCAACGGTCGCGCTGCACGTCGACACCGGCGGTCAGCACCAGGCCGCCCGCCGGGACCGTCTTCAGCGGGTAGGCCTCCGCGCGGGACTGCAGCGCATGCTCATCGGTGCGCTCGCCAACGACCTCCCACGTCTCGCCGAGGGTTTCGTTCACGAAGAGCTGCATCGGCCCCGCGTCGCCGCGGGCCATGGCGTCGAGCGCTTCCTCGAATTCCTTGACGATGCTTTCCCAGGTGCGCTGCGGGCTGTACGCCGCCCAGATGTGCAGGCCCAGCGTCTTCGGCGGCCGGGTCGGCATGCCGGCGCTGTCGCGCCAAATGCGATCCGGGCCGAACCTCTTGCCCGTCTTCTCGCACACCCAGGTGCCCTGCATCGGGAGTCCCCCCTGCAGAAAGTCGCTTTGCCGAATGGACTCGCGGCAATGGGGGCAGACGTGACGCACGCTGGCGGGGTTGCCGCGCTCCCACTTGAAGCCGTGCAGCATTTCCCTGCCGCCCCACTTCAACGGGTGCTCCAAGCCGCAGTGCTTGCAATCGATGTAGAAGCGAACGAAGCCCTCCGCGTTGAGCACCGCGCGCTCGACATGGCACAACCCTTTGAAGCCAGGCGTCGAGCCGCCTACGAACTTCGGATAGGGCGCACCCTCGAGCCGTCCCTTCGCCAGGCCGCCCGGGTCCCCGGACTTCTCGATGGTCTGGTCAAACGCAGACCACTCATCGAGGATCGCAATCGCGACCGTGATCCGCCGATAGGCCCGCTTCGCCTTCCCACCCAGCAGATGAAGCACGCTGTCGCGAAACTTCTTCATCTTGATTGTGTCGTCGCTGCCACCGCCTTTGCGGCGCGCAGCTTGCACCGCAGGCACGCCGTCGCGTGCATCGAGGATGGGGTCGATTTCGCTCTTGACGTAGCTATCGCGGTCGTCGTCGGTCGGCTGCCAAAGGGCCTGCTTGCGCCTGCGGTGCGCGATGTTGTAGGCCACGAACGCGGTAATCATCTTCGTGTAGCCGACGCGCTTCGACTTCTCAACATCGAGTTCCTCGATGCGGTCATCACTCATGAAGTCGAGGATGCCGACCTGAAACGACCAAGCAAGCCACCCGCCCTTCTGGTGAGAGCTTTCGCCAGCCAGCTTGAAGTTGTCGCGGGCCCACTCGCTGAGCGTTTGAAAGACCTCGGCGCGAAGGCTGCTCAAGCCGAGGGCTACCGCTTTGCCCACGGCGCGCAATGTTTCACGCGAAACGTGCACGGCCATTACTGCTCCACCTCTTCCGCAAAGGCATCGTCCGCGCTGCCTTCGTCGTCGGACGCCATGCCCTCCAGTTCGGCCAGCACGAGCTTTGCGGTGGCGCGAATCCACTCGTTGCGCGCATTGGCAATGACCTGCTGTACGGTCGCCTTCGCTTCGTCGGGCAGGTCTGGGCACGCCTTGCGCAGCGCCCCCTCGAGCTGTTCGAAGCGATCCACGACCGCGCTCGATGCCATGCCGAGAACGTCGGCCAGGAGGCCAATGGGTGCGAACTCGCCGCGTGCCACGGCGTTCTTGATGTCCTGCGCTTCGCGCTGGCTGCGCGCCAACCTCGCGCGTTCCTGCACGAGGTCGAGGCCTCCGTCCTCGATCGATGCGCGGCCGGCGGCCACTTCGCGCAGCCGTTCGCAGTAGGCGAGCAGCCACGCGTGCGCCGTCTGGCCGCGCTCGATGACGCCCTCGCCCACCAGCTGACTCACCTTCGCTTCGCTCACGCCAACCAGCACAGCGAACTCCGCTTGCGTGATGCCCACACCCATAGCCTCAACAGCCTTCACTTAACCCCCTTAGGAAGGTCGGTGAACAGCCCGAGGACGCGGTTCGAATTACCCGTATCCGGTGCTTCGCAGAAGGACCCGAGGCCGGGGGGGTGCCGCACCCCCGTGGTGCATGGACGTTGATGGTCATTGGCCCGCCGCCTGCCTGATGCGGAAGCGGATGCGCTTCTCGATGTACGCATCCACGTCCGCCCTGTCGGCAACAGCTTCCATGCTGAGCCTCGGCTCGTAGACACCCACGCGCACGAACATCAGCACAGGTCGCACCTCGACATCGTGCGTGCCGCTGGCCGCCCAGATGCCGGGCGCCAGGTGCGAGGTGGGACCACTGCGGAGATGACCATAGGCAACGAAGTAGCGCCGGCCCGTGCGCGTCTTGGTGCCCCTGTGCACGCTGGCTTTGCGGCGGTCCGTCATGTTGGCGCGGTAGCCCTGCTCGCCCATTGTCTGGAAGTAGGTCAGCAGCTGCACGAGGAAGGAGCCGCGCAGATTGCCGCGGCTATCGTCGCTGCCCGGGAATGGCGTCGCAGGGATGGCGGTCTGATAGCCCGAAGGCAGGATGCCTGCACGTCGAAGCGCCACCTCGCTGCGCTTGTCCCGCCGCGAGCCGCCAAACTCTTGCGCCTGAAGAATCCGCTGCGGGTCCACGCCCTTGCCACCGTAGTAGGTGGGCTCCACCGCCACGCTCAGATCATCGGGCTTGGCCCTGCGCACATAGACGCTGTTGAGAATGTAGGCCGTGGGCCGGTCGAAGGCCGCAGTCATTTCCTTGCGCATCGCCCGGCGCAGGTGAAAGCCGCCGTCGTTCAGTGCAGCGGCATAGGCTTGCTTGACCTGCTCGCCGCTGAGCTTCTGCATCACGTCACGCACCGACTCAATGCCGGTGAGCTTCAGGTCAATGCGCATTCCGCCTCCTGTTCGACCAGACGGCGCACGCGCTCGGTGTACGCCTGGAAGGTCTCGCGATTGACGCTGAGGTCCGCCTCATTCCACGGTCGCATGCCAAGCTCGGCAGCCTTGGCCTCGATGGTTCTGCGGTCGGTGTCCCAGGGCAATGCCGGGCTGCATTCGCTCACGTCGTCGCGCCAACCGGCGTTGCGCAGCCAGGTGTGGAACTCGGGCACGAACTGGCCCTTGTCCTTCGTCCACTTCACGCTCTGCCGCTGAAGGGCGATGGCCGCAAGCATGGCCCGCTGCAATGCCGCGTCGGGCCCGAGCCTGCGCCACCGCCGCTCCGCCTTCGCCCGGTTGGCATGGTTCGGGTATTCGGAAAAGACTTGATCGAAACCCGTCGCCCCCCCATCGGGGGGTAGGGGGGTATGGTTCCTTGACGGTTCTGAAGATTCGGGTGTCATAGCTGTGACACCCTTTACGTCCGTGGTGACACCCTTTGCGTTCTGGGTAACACCCTTTTGGTCCGAAGAAAGGGTGTCATCTTGACCACCTTGTGAATAACTCGGCTCCGCATCTGTAACAGGGGCCGGTGCGACCTGCGACGGGAGCAGCCCGCCCTCGATCCAGACCTGCGAAATGCGGTATTCATTGGTGTGCCCACGCCCAGTGCGATCCGAGACGCGCTCGAGCCAGCCCGAGGCCAGCATCTTTGAAATCTGCCGCTGCACCGTGCTGCGGCTCTGCATGGTCTTGCGCGCCAGCTCATCGAGCGAGGGCCAGATGCGAGAACCATCGTCTCGTGCGTGATCCGCCATCGCCAGGGCGAGCAGCCGCTCGCTGCCCCCCGTTGGATAGCGGTCGAACACCATTGTCATTACCCGGATGCTCATGACGCCCGACGCCCTCCCAGCCCATCGAAGTGCCCGCCGGTATGCCGCCACTTGGTGCCGTTGCGAATCTTCGACGAATAGCCGCGCGAGAGCCCGTGCCGCTTATCGAGCACCGCGCAGCTTTCCGTGCTGGCCCGGATGGCAACCACCACATCAGCCGTCAACTTCGCGCGCGCACGGCTCGCCACGGCGATACGAATCCGATGGTCCGGCGCCTTGGGCTTGCCGGCGCAGGCTTGCGAGCGCGTGCGCGCCGCCAGGTGGTCGGGATGCACGCACAGGTCCGTGCTGCATTTCACGCCGATCTGACAGCCCGACTTGATGGGACCGCGCACGACCAACCACAGCAGCCGCCGCACATTCCACAGCCGCCCTCCCCGCCCGCCGATTCGCCACTGCGGATACAGGCCATCGAGGGCATAGCAGTTCCAAACCAAGCAATCGCCGACCTCATCGACGCGCTCGAGCAAAGCGTCCAATCCGATGTCGGGCAGCAGCGCCAATTCGCCATCGCTCATGTCTGCGGCGCCTTCCGCATGCGGCTGCGCAGCATCGCCATGGCGTGCCCTATCGTCGCAATCGCCTCTTGGGCGCAATGGTCGGCCCGGCGAATCTGAGCGCTGCTCACAGCACCATCGCCGACCCGCACGGTGTCGGCCGTGGCTCGCACGAAGTCCGCGAAAGCGCCTTGCATCAGCATGAGCGCCTCGACCGGATCGCCGCCCGATTGATCCGGCGTCGATGGCGTGCAGGTGTGGCCCAGCGCCTCGGCCATCGCATGCAGGATCGCGTAGTTGCCGCTGAAGGTCTGCAGTGCGATGAGTTCCCGCGGGTTCGGCTGGTGCGTGACCGTGTTCGGATTGGCCTTGTGCGTGAGCGTGTTCGCGCTCATCTCCATGCGGCCGGCCAGGGCAGCCACACCGCCCGGGTAGTTGTGCACCGTGTTGTAGATCGCGTCGAGGATGTCCTGCCCAGGTGGTCTGGAGGGCATGGCCTCATCGGCGCCATAGGCGAGATGGTTCGGAATTGAGAAAGTTGCGTTCATGCAAACCTCAAGAGAAAGAAAGAGCCAGGCAGACCATGGAAGCAGCATTCACTCCCACGCCAGCCGAGCGGATCGACGCCATCGAGCAATTCCTGCAGCAGCTCGTGCTTCTGCTCGAGGTGGAGCCAGAAATCAACCGCGAAACCGTGTCGGCATGGATCGACGTCTGCTCTGCGAGCGCACTGGCGCATGGCGCACGCACGCCTCGGCAGACGATGACGCTCGAGGGTCTGTGCCGCCGAGTGCTGACGCCCTCCGTCGATGTGGTGCGGCCGGCGGAAGCCCGGTGGTCGTAAGCATGTTGCGCATAGACGCTTTTCAGAAAGGCGGCGGCGGCACCCTGCAAGAATCGGCATTCCAAAACTTCAACTCGCAAGAGAGCCTCCATGAGCGAAACCAACACAATGTCCGGCGAGGAATTCCGCATGCACTTTCTCGAGCTGGCCAAGTCGATTCGCGACGACGACCGCGTTTTCTTCGGGGGCGGCGATCTGAGCTTCTATCGCGTGAAGGAACGGGGACCCGTCGAAGGCCCACGCCTGGTGCAGATCGCGTTCAACGAGATTTACACGGTGATTCACGAGCCCTCCGACGACAACTGAGCGCGCAGCTCGGCCAAAAGCTTCAGGATTTCAGGCGGGAGCCGTGCCTCGGCCAATCTGGCATAGGACGCGTCGAGTTCGCCGCGCAGGAAGGCCTGAACGCCGATGGAACCGTCGCGGGTGTCGATGGACAGAACGATGTGAGCGTCGCCGGGAAGCTCCCTAGCTGCGAAATCACGGGCAGATGCGTGGATCAGCATTGGGGCACCTCCAACGAGATGTCGATGGCGTCAGACATGCGCGCCCTCCCCCGGCATATCGGCGAATCGGTGGCGCAACACACCCCATGCAACATCGGGCCGGAGCTCTTCGCAGCGCACGGCCCGTCCAGTTTCCCGCTCGATTTCGGGGCAGCGCTCAGCCGGCACACGACGCTCACCACTTTTCCACTGGCCTACGGCTGCGGGCGTAACCCCCAGACGAAGCGCAAGAGCAGTGGCAGACCCGACAACCGCGATAGCGCGCTCAATCGGAGGGAACGGGGTGGCAGTTTCCATAGCTGCCGATCTTAAAGCATCGCTTTACTTTATGTCAATCACAGCTTGTTGCCGCAATCCCGGCTCGCGCCGAAACTATAGCAATGCTTAAAAATAAAGCGGCCATGACCCCCGAGCAACAAGCCCTAGCGGCAAATTTCACTCGCGCTCTCGCTGAGTCCGGAGTTGCGCCAAAGGCAATAGCCGAGGCTCGCGACATTACCGAGCAGGCCGTAAGCAATTGGAAACGCACTGGAAAGATCGCTCGCGAACACCTGCCCACAATTGCCCAGTTGACGGGCTGGTCGGTGGAACGACTGCTCGGGACCGTGCGCGAGGACCCCCCCCCAGAGTTTGCCGGAATGGCCAAGATTGCCAGACGTGTGCCCGTGGTTGGCACGGCCAAGATGGGCGACAACGGCTACTTCGAAGACTTCTCGTGGGTGCCTGGTGCAGGCGATGGTCATATCGAAATTCAAACCCAAGACCCGAACGCATATTGCCTCCGCGTGCGGGGTATGAGCATGCACCCGGCGATCCGAGATGGCTGGTATGTGCTGATCGAGCCCAACGGGCAACCCCGGGAAGGCGAGTACGTGCTTTTGAAGCTCCGCAACGGGAAGAAGATGGTTAAGGAGTTGCTCTTCCGTCGCCCCGGCTCAATTCAAGTTATGTCTGTGAACGGAGAGGAGCGGTTCACGGTCGAACTCGAAGACCTCGAGGATATGCAACCCGTTGGCGCGGTGGTCTCGCCGAGCAAATGGAGTCCTGACTAGGACGAAACGAATAGGTCCGTGAGGGCAGGATCGGCGCAATGCGGATTACCAACAAGAGCTACACCCCCATCGAAGTGCTTGCCGAACTCATCTCGGCTGTCGGCGCCACGCAAGAGCAGACAACGCAGTTCTTTGCAGACGAAAAGGTAAGCCACGACTGGCTCGTCGCAGAGTTCGCTCGCAAGGTCGACGTGATGCTTGAATCCTTTCGACGCTACGGAACGGAGGTCGCGCCGACCCAGAGCGTCCGCGACAATGGCATCGACGTACGGCTCACCTTCCAGAAGGCGGAAGACGAGGAGTATCGCGTTGGCTTTCAAATCAAGTCAGAGAATGAGGCGAAGGCGGACGAAGAGCGCAGGGCGAAGAAGAAGCCAGGTGAAACGATGGTCGCAACCCTCAAGAGGCAGGCGTTCGAGGCTGACTACAAGGGCGGCGTCCACGAGTGGTGGGTGGTCACCTGCTTCGACCTCGCAAAACATCGCGGCCTGGTGGACCGAATCAACTCAGAAGTCATTAGCAGCACAGCCGGACGGCTCAAGCTTCGGCTCGTGAATCCGCGCGAGGCGTTCACCTTGCTCTCTATGGATGACAACACAATCAACGCCCTATCCACCCTCTTTCTCTGCGAGGACGATGAGGTCATAACTCGTGCGCGCGAGGACGTACTTCGGCTGTACCCGCTGTCTCGGCTTCTCATCGCCGACACGCTCTACACAGGCTTTGAAGGCACGCGAATAATTTCAATCAATGAGCTGCAAGCACTCGCAGGCGAAGAATTTACCTTCGACCAGCAGGTGCGGGCCATTCATGAACTTGAACGCATCGGATACCTTTCTGAAAAGGGATCCGTATACACGATCAACCCGACCGTCATGCTCGGAGTGTCCGCGCTGTACTTTGAGGCCAGGGTGCGGCACGAATACGACCAGCACGACGTCGGCGAGTTCGTCCACCGAATCTACACCCTAGCCTAGCCTCGATCGGACCGCGTCGGCGCGCACGTCTCGCCGGGGGCAGTTCTCGCCGATGTTGCTTTATTTTAAAGCTACGCTTGACGATTAAAGCAAAGCGATGCTTTAATTTGTCCATCCCAACACGGAGATGGATATGGCGAAAGCAACAGCAGGCGACCGCAGCTACCGCTGCTTCTACACCCCGCGCGATAAAGGCGGCTACCCCGTAGCACCCGATAACGGCATCCTGCCGTTCATCCAATTGCGCGCAAACAACGCGGAACGCGCCCAGCGCGCCGCTCATTACGTCACCGGTTGCCCGGTGGCAGATGTTCAACGCCTTGAGCACGCGAGCTAGGCGATGCGCGGCATCAAAGCTCACTACGCCACGAGCACAGCCACAGGCTTCGTCCCTACTGCCTCCGCACGTGTGGACATCTGGATTCGCAAGGTCGGCACTCGCCGCCAGGCGTTCTACCGCTGCCCCGCCGTGGGCGTGTCGGCATGGCAGGCCATGGGGCTCCCGCTTGCGGACAAGGCACTCAAGGCCGGCACTGTCTCGCTGCCCGGCATCGAAGGCGGCACCGTTCGACTTCACACCGAAGACGCGCCCGCGCACCCCATGCACGATGCGTTCGGCAGGCAAGCGCAGTCCCTCAACGGTCAGATAGACGCGTTGAACCTGTCGGCCGCCGGCGCGGCGTCAGCCATGCGCGGCTTCTCGATGGCCGCCGAGCAGGCACAAGGCGGTGCCGCATGAGGACCGCACGCGCACGACGCACACCAGCCGTCCAAGCCCTCATCCGCGCGATGTATGCGAGCAAAGAGTGCGGGCGAGCGAATTGGCATTTCGTGGCCGGCTTTCTCTCGTCCGAGCACCCGTCGCTGGCGGAAGAAATCGAAGCCTTCGAACGCGCCCGCATCGACGCCTTGAAGGCAGCAGCGAGCGCCGCGTAATGGCATTCCTCTTCCGCTGCCCCGAGTGCCGCACGCGGCGCCGAAGCCATGGCCTTTTCACGCAGCACCTGCGCGAAACCGGCCATCGCCTGTGCCGGTGCGGCGGATACCACTACGAGCACCGCCCGGGTTCGCCGTTCTGCGAGCACAACCCGATGAGCGCGGCGCTGCTGGCGAGCCGGCACGGCGCCTCTGACGAAGAGGTATTCGACATCGCGCTCGAAATCGCCCTCACCACACCGGGCCGCGCCATCGCGGCCTGCCCATTCTGAAAGGCCGGCCATGCGCCCAACCTCGTTCCAAGAAACCGGCGTTGGCCTCATGAGGACATCGCCAGTCGCGCCTGTTCCGGGCTTCCTCGCGACCGCTGCCGCACTGGCGGTCTTCATCGTCCTGCCCATCGCGCTTGCCGCGATGTGTGTCTACGGCTGGAGCACACCATGATCGTGATCGTTTCCCCTCGCCCGCGGCGCCCAAAGCAGCCGCAACAAACCGGGCCCATCGGCGGTCTCATCGACAGCCGCTTTCGCTACACGCCGGCCGTCGCCACCGACATCAGCAAGACGTTCAAGCGCATTCGCGCCGAGCAGCGAGGTGCACGGCCATGACGACGACAACCACCGGCGTCTTCTTCGTGGGCAAGGACTATCCGGGTCGCCCCGCGGTCAGCGAGCACCTCAACGATTGCGAGGTCTTCATCCTGAAGATGCGGCTCATCGACAACCAAGGCCCCGGCCGTGTCGAGGGCTATGTGGTGCGTTGGATAGGCCACGAAGCGCAGACGTGGCGTAAGGCGCACCCCGCGCTCAAGGCCGGTGATGCGCTGCGCCTGGTGCTCATCAATCCGCGCTCGCTTCTCGGCCCGCGTGGCACTCCCGAAACAAGCGCGCAAATCAGCTCGTGCGAGTTGCTGCCTGCGCGCGCACCAACCACAGCACAGGCCGCTTGAGAGGCCCATTCGCATGCCCTTTCCCATTGTTTCCCGCGAGCGCATCGAGCGCGAAGCCAAGGCCGCGGCCGAGCGTGGCGACACGCTCAACGCGGCATGTCCCTATCCATTTTCGGACCCGGCCGGCGAGGCCTTCCGCGACATCTTCAACCAGCATCGTGCGGCGCTCATCGCGCTGCGCCAGGTGCCCACCGACAAGGCTCCCCAATGACTTGGATGCTGACCAGCTCCGGCCTCGAATACCACCTGTCCGGCCCCGCCGCCCTCGGCGCGAACGGTCGCACGGTCGCCATCGAGGACATCGCGCATCACCTCGCGCTCATCAACCGCTTCACGGGCGCCACCTCGCGGCCGTACAGCGTGGCCGAGCACAGCCTGTTGTGCTGCGAAATCGCGGCACGCGCAGGCGCCTCGCCCATCGTGCAGCTGGCAGCTCTCATGCATGACGCACACGAGGCCTATGTCACCGACCTGAGCAGCCCGGCCAAGATTGCCGTGAACGGGTACAGCATGGCCGGCGGCGGCATTCCCGCATGGAACCTTTTCGAGAACGAGCACGCGAGGGCGGTGCACAAGCATTTCGGATTGCTCACCGTGTTCGCGAGCCACCGCGGTTTCATCCGCGAGGTGGACTTGCAGGCGCTGGCTACCGAGCGACGCGACTTGATGCCCTATGACCCCGCGAAGCACTCGCCTTGGGCCGTTCTCAGCGAGGGCGGCCCCACACCCGTGCCAGCGCTCTACTGGGCGCGCCTCGACACCCCAGAGCGCGAGGCCAAGACGTGGCGCGAATGGCGTGATGCATTCCGCGGCCGATTCGAAGAGCTGCGCGCAGCAGTGGACGCAAGACTCCCAAAGGAATGCTCATGAAATTCCTCAGCGTTTGCTCCGGCATCGAGGCCGCCAGCGTCGCGTGGGCTCCGCTTGGCTGGAAAGCTTCGGCCTTCAGCGAGATTGAAAGGTTCCCATGCGCCTTGCTTGCGCACCACTATCCCGATGTTCCCAATCTGGGCGACATGACCAAGTTCAAGGACTGGCCCGATGACCTTTCAGTTGACCTTCTTTGCGGAGGAACCCCATGTCAATCCTTCAGCGTCGCTGGCCTCCGAGCAGGATTGGCTGACCCTCGTGGCAACCTCATGCTTACCTACCTTGCCATTGCTGCAAAGCATCGGCCCAAGTGGGTGGTTTGGGAGAACGTGCCCGGCGTCCTTTCCAGCTGGTCCTGCGATGAGCCGCCGAGTGATCTGGCGGAAGGACAGGAATGGGAAGCTGTCGAAACGAGTGATTTCGGATCGTTCCTGGCTGGACTGGGCGAACTCGGGTATGGGTACGCCTACCGGATTCTTGACGCTCAATACTTCGGAGTTCCCCAGCGCCGCCGACGTGTGTTCGTTGTTGGATGTCTTGGAGACTGGCACGCTGCCGCAGCGGTACTTTTTGAGCGCCACAGCCTGCAAGGGCATCCTTCGCCGCGCCGCCAGGCGGGGCAAAGACCTACCGGCACCCTTAGCGCTCGCACTGAGGGCGGTGGCGGACTCGGGACCGATTTCGAACTCGGCGGAGGATTGATTCCCGAAGTCGGACGAGCGCTCACTACATCGAACCAACGCATCGATGCCGAAACCGAAACGTTTGTTGTTGCGCACAGCCTGCGCGCTGAGGGCGATCCTTGCCACACACTTGCGAAGGGCGCGCATGCTCCAGCTGTTGCGTTTCAATCGTCGCAGAGTGGGGTCCGCATTGACGACGTGCATGCCACGCTAGACAGCAACAACGGTCCTCGTCGCCACAACGGCGCCTTGCTCGGTACGCACGTTCGTCGCCTTACCCCGCGCGAGTGCGAGCGGCTGCAAGGCTTCCCCGACGACTACACACTGATTCCCGGCAAGGCGGCACGTCAAATCGAGGGGGACATGCTCGCTTACTTGCAAACGATATTCCCAGGCCTGACAGCCGTCGAGGCAGGGCGAATGGCGGCCGATGGCCCTCGCTATAAGGCTCTCGGCAATTCTTGGGCTGTGCCATGCGCGCGGTGGATCGGCGAGCGGATCGAAGCCGTCAATGCTTTGATTCAGGTGGAAGCACTATGAAGCGCCACCCACGCGTCCCGCATGTCAATCCGGCAGTTTGGGCGCAACTGATCGCGGCGCGTCAGGACACTCACCCAGAGACAGTCACTGAGGTGATGACGAAGCTACACGACGCCTTCTGCCGCCTCAGAGACGGAAGCACCGATGACGACCTCTTCGACCGCCTTGCTTCCTGCATCAACGTCGGGCTCATCCGAGCCGAGCAGATCGATGCGGTTTGTGTCACGCCGATGGTCGCGGCACGCGATGCCCTCATCCGTTGCGATGGCATTCGAGGCCGTCACGGTCGGTATGGCTTCGATGGGCTCGGACTTCAAGCGGTCGTAACCGCTCTCGATGTCTACGAAGAAATGCTGCGCAACAGCACCCCGCAACAGATGGCCGATGCCGCCACCACCTCCTATAACATCACGCTGCGCCAAGCTGCAGCGGAACGGCAAGCTAAAGCATGAGCAGCAGAACCGCCCTTCGGCACGTCGTGAGACGACCCGCCTTCGAGTCGCCTCGCACGCAATTTGCGAATAGCGCTATTCAGAATATCCGATGGTCGTCAGAGTTCAGGATCACGAACAAGGACCCTCATCCGGGTGATGGCCCGAGTCAAGCTATTCGAACGCGCCATCGATTTGAGAAGCCGTTGCTGCGTGATGGCGGCGCCACCGTGTATCCGCCGAATGGCAGCTCTCGTATACGCAATCTCGCGTTGGGCTTGCAGCACCAATGGCACAACTTCGGGAGGGAGGTCCTTCTCGACCAGAGACCGCAGAATGTACTGAACTTCATCCAGCCTTTCGGGACCGAAGTGATACGTGGCCTGACGACCAAGTACTTCCCGCATTTTTTCGGAGATGTGATCGATCGCTCGGCGGGCGTCAATCAATGCAGCAAGACAGCCGCGGGTCAGCGCGACATCTTTCGCGTGGCTCTCGCGCTTGCGAACTTCTTCGGTATGTTTCAGTTGACGAGATATCCCGAGCCA